GTAGTTACTTTCTGAGAGATCTTACCTTTGAGATTGCCCAGTTTACGAAGTTGTTGTGTGGAGTTCTTAACGCTTTCCATCTGGACATTAAGGTCCGCAATCTGTTCCGAAAGTTGTTCATTCTTATTACCAAGAATGCCAGAATCAAAACAGAGTTTCTCAATCTTGAGTTTGTCTTCCTCAATCTTATCTTTGTGACGGTTCTCCAGGTCCTCAATAAACCCCTCTTGCATCTTGATCTTATCCTTGATAGTTTCTTTCTTCAAGGTCAGACTCTTAATGACTTCCTTAGACTGCCGTATTTCCTCCTTGAGGATGTTATTCATGGCAGAGAAGATACGAATATCCAAAAGGTCTTCAATAACCTCTCTACGGTGCGCCTGGGCGAGCTGCATGAACGGCACAAAGTTACTGCTACCCAGAATTACAATCTGAGTAAAAGACTTATAGTTGAGTTTGAGGATTTGTTCTTCTAGAATCTTTTGATTCGAACGATCATCTGCTTCTTTATTTCTCATCTCGCCATTCACAAGGATGTCAAACACATTGGGTTTGATACCACGACGAACGAGATAATTCTTAGGACCAACAGAGAACTCAACTTCTACTAGGCACCCCTTTTCGTTGGTGCTATTTACAAGTTGAGGTTTGTTAATTTTACGATATGGTTTATTGAACAGAGAGAAGCACAAAGCATCAAGCATTGTGGACTTACCTGCACCATTAGTTCCAACGACCAGAGTCGTAGAAGATTTATTCAGAGAAATTTCAGTCCACTGATCGCCAGTAGAAAGAAAATTCTTCCACCTAATTTTTTCAAATGTTATCATCTTGAGATGGCGGGATCACAATATCCTCAGGTGTAATAATAGTGTACTTGTAATTATACAGCTCACACGCTTTTATTGCAACTTCTTCATCGACTTCTACAGTCATCATTTCTACACCATGATCTTCTTCTAATTGCATGGCATATCTTTCAGCGTCGTCCTCGTCTTCAAACATAAAGAGAACTTTATCGCCACTCTTATCCTTTACGGCGTAAGCACCTTCGTCCTTTTTATCTTTTTCTGAGAGAAGAAACATTACTCAACTTCACACGCTTTTGTGTATAAAGAACCAAACAGAGTTTTGATCTTTGATTTATCGATCTCAACCTCTGCTTCTTCAATGTATCTATTCAAGATAGAGATTGTGTTTTCTTCTTCGCTGATTTCGGTTTCTTCTCCATGTAACCACCCCTGATTGTAATCGAAGTTCTCAATTACCTTAAGTTCTTCCACTCCAACAGTGTAAAGTTTATCAATGAATTTTTCAAACTCTTTGGGTTTGGTTTTCTTACGAACAATAACCTTCACAATTTTACCAGCATATTCTGCTGCATTTAGCATTTGATGTGGGGTGTCTTCATAATAGATGTTATGAAACATGTGGTTGGGATTATCAACTGGAGTCAATTCATATGACTCAGTATCGAAGATATGGAATCCCCTAGGATCATTAACATCGTTCCAGTACAGTTCGTAAGGATTCCCCAGATAAAAGATCTGACCATCACTACTGCGAGTGTGATAATGACCAGAGAACACACGATCAAACTTTCTCAAGTAGTCAGCATCATATCCACGATCTTGTGTGAATCCACGATAGGCAGCAAACCCATTCAATTCAAGGTGACCAACAGCAACCTTTGCTTTACTCTTTTTGATTGACTTCATTGTTTGCTCTTCATTCTCCTTGTTAATCCAAGCAATGAATGCAAACCTAGTATCACCAATCACATGTTCAGCATAGTCAGTGATAGGGATGATATTATCATACTCTCGTAAAAGTAAATCAATTGTGTTGACTGAGTTGTTATTTTTGTAATAGGTTGTGTGATTACCCACAACAGTGTACACAGTGATTCCCATATCACGGAGACGATTGTAGTAATTCTCTTTAGCCCATTTGAGAGACCAGAGATCAATGCTTCTCCGATTGTCGAAAGTATCGCCCATATCGATAACAGTTGTGATACCTTCTCGATTAAGCGTAGGAAAAAAAGTCCCATCGTAAAATTTTGCAAAGTAGTCATGAAAGAGTTTGCTACCCTTCCTTGCACCAAAATGCTGGTCAGTTATGATCCCGATCTTCATCCTTTTCTTTTCCTTTTTCTAGATCACGAAGTTTTTTGCGCCAGTATTCGTTTTGTTGCTGCTCTTCGGTCATCGACTTGTCCTGTATTGAATGTTGTCTTTGATCGTATTGTAGTCACTTGCTTGACCGTTTGCACCATCCTCAACAACCATCACTTGATCATAACCAGTTCTCTCAATGATCTTGGTTTTGATTTCTAACTGTTTCTTCTCCTTTTGAATTCTACGAAGAAAAGCATAGTAAATGATCTGAGTAAAATATGCAAACGGGTTGTTAGATTTTTCAGGATCAAAGTTATGTATATACTGAACGCAGTTCTCAATTCCATCACCGATCATATCCTCTCGGAACATGTAGTTCACGAAATTGGGTTTGTATGATAAGTGAGTCGCAATCTTCAGAAAACAATCACCCAAGTAATTACTGATCGGAGGAGGAGCAGTACCGTTTTCTTTCGCTCTCTTGCACTTGATACGATACTCCACCATTGCGTCTAGCAATTCTTTGTTATTTACATAGTGCTCCGATCTCTTTTTGGGCATATTGTGTGTTAATTCGTGTATACATTATAGCACAGCTTGACAAAGGTGTCACTCATGAGTAGAATAACTTTGTCGAAGTTCAGAGAAACTATAGCTTAGCTTTAATCTTTAAGGTTATACATGAGTAGCAATGCCTGCTTTGGGATCTACTTCAAGTTTAAATAAAGATTCTAATTGTTCTTTTGCCTTAGTAACGCTTCCAAGATACCCCATTTTTTCTGAGGGTCTTACTTTTTTTCCACCAATCGAGGATGATCTCATACCAGTTATTCTTTCTTCAGCTGCATCTAAAAGATAGTTGGTATAGTAATCGACCATTTCATTATCTTCACACACTTCTGTCATTGTAATGACTTTTTCTTTATCAATGAAGAAGAATTGGTCATCAGGAACATGCATCCATGGTTCAACTCTAATATAAGAACCTCTAGGTCCATGAACTGTTTGAATGCAAACTGGGTCTTGTAGAATCAATGTGTGTTCTTCAGCTGAAGTGATTGCAAACAATTCTTCTCCAGAGACCAACTTTATACTTGCGTAAAATTCTTCGGTCATTCTTTTTTCCTCAGATTGATGGTTACCATGTCATACTGAAATTTCTCTTCGTTGTAAATTTTTATGCGTTCGATGAGATGATTCAATGTGTAATTTCTTTTTGATCTGTAGGTGCAGTCGTCTGCAATGTCATATAAAGTTGCACTAAACTTGTTTGCACCTTTTCTAAGCACTCTCCCGATTGATTGGAGATTCCTTATCCTTGATTTTGAAGGAGAGGCAAAGATTACATTGTGTAAATTCTTAATGTTGATGCCTGTGGAAAATGTTCCGTAAGAGGCAACAATGATGGAGTTTTTTTCGTTTTCGATAATGGAACGGGCTAGTTCTCTGTCCTCAACATCGACCCCTCCATGAATAAAGAAGACCTTTCTATCGGTCTCAATATTTGTATTTATTAAATCGAAAAGTACCCTACCATGATCTTCCACTCTGTTAAACAAAACGAGAGTATTGCCTGGGAGATCAATAGCAAGATTTTTAATGAAGTTGTTTCTTTGTTCATGCTTAATCAAGTATTCGATTTCATCTAGGTAGGAATCAAAAACTCTTTCATCATGCTTAAGTAAAAGGATCTTTGCATTGAGTTTTGCAAGGTATCCCTTCTTCATCAATTCTTCTGTACGAATCAATTTATAAGATGGACCAAACAGTCCTTCTAACACCCATTTATGAGTTTGAGTTCCATCAAGAGTTCCAGTAAAACCAAAACGATATTTTGCTTGATGTAATTTTGTCATGATCTGTGTCAAAGACTTTGCTTTGAACAGGTGTGCTTCATCACCAATGACTACATTAAATCTTTCGAAATAACTTTTCTCTAACTTATAGATAGATTGCCAAGTAGTAATGACTACAGGTGCCTTTGCCTCTCGTTCACGACCAGCATAAATCTTGTGACAGTATGATTCAGCGTCCCATCCATAATCCTCAAAGTCCTTATACATCTGCTCTACCAGAGATGTCGTTGGAACAACTAGGAGGATATTTTGTCTGCGCTCTGTATAGTACCTCACGATTGAGTAAATCATCAAAGATTTGCCAGAGGCTGTTGGGCTTATCACTAACCTTCTATTGTGTCTTAGAGCACCGTATACTCCCTCTATTTGATAGTCTCTTGGAGGATGAGTAGCAATAGACTTCATGTAGTCTTTCACTCCCTCCTTAGAGATCAATTCATTCTCTTCATAAGGAGTTCCGTAGAACTTACTGTCAATAAACTCGTATTCATATCCATGTCTCTTACAGAAAGAGATTAACTTATCTAAAAGACCAACATACAGTTCTCTGGTGTGAGTAGAAAACAATCTAATCTTTCCATCCCAATATCTTTTACGATACTGGTTCATGTATTTTGCTCCTTCAATATCAAAGGAGAAGTGATCTGCTAGTTCCTGATAGACATGAGGTTCTGATTCAATCTTCAGATAAACCTCATTCTTCTTGGATATGACAAGTTTGCTCATTATTACCCCGCACGGAAGTTGTGCCAGTCGATGATGTTCTTAATCAAATATCCTCTGGTGCTTACCTGTTTGATAATATCCTCCAGGTATGTCAGCATGACATCGTAATATTTGATTTTTAAGGTAGCAGTTTGTACTTTCTCGTCTGCTGCCATATACCGTTGAACAGCATCCTTCTCTCTTACTTTGTAAGGAAAGGGATCGTTTACATAAACTTCTGGATTTGCTTTTCCAGTGTAATAAAGGTGACGCTCTAACTTAATTTTATTTTCTGTTGCTACTGCTCTCTCCCGCAACAGTTTTATGTTATTATAGAGGTCGAAATACTTTGCATGCAAAGAAGGGATCTTTGCGGATTCTTCGTGTAAATTGTCTTGATCAATCTGTGAGTCTTTCTCCCACATACTTTGTATAGTTTCAAGATTCATAAATTAAGATTCCACTTCAATGGTATAGAACAGATACTTGAAAGTTACTGTTGCTGTAAAGTATGTATAATCGCTTTCTGTGGCAGTAAATTCAAGCGAACTTAAAGAAATAGGATATAAATCTCTGAACTTTACCCGAGCACTTACATTAAAATTGCTATTCAAAATAGCAAGAGTACCATCACTGAACTGCTCCTTAACATCTTTTTCTCCCTGAGCATTTCTAATCAACTCCTGAAATTCAGAAACACTTTCTGGGTATCCAAGTCCATAGATCCAGTTGTGAATCTCTAAGTAGTTCTCCAGGTTTTCATCTACAATAAACTGGAGAGTCAGATCTTCAAATTGGATGTTGTCTCCAGGGAGATCAATTGCTTTGAGATAGTTTCCTACCTTGACATTTCCTAACTGGATACCAGGAATCTTGGCACTGTTAGAAAAGAAGTCAACCTTCGGTGTCTTTACGATATTAAATTTGAAACCAACAGGCGACAAGTAATTCTTGTTCGCAATCTGCTTTCCAAGAAAAGACATTTTTATTTTTATTTAGTTAAAAAAAGGGGACCCTTTCGGATCCCCATATATTACATCAGGATTTTTCTACAGATTTT